ATAACCTTCTGCCAGCGCGGGTCAAGGTCGGCAAACCAATCAATTAAATCTTTTACTCTCTCGCCAAAATCCCTGAGTGCAGGAATTACTTTTTCTTCAATCAACGGGAATACTTCGTCTTGGAGGATGGGGAGGAAGTCTTGGCCTATTTCGTGGACGATACCCATGAAGGATTTTTTCACGTTATCCAGGGCATCCTGAAATTCTGCGGATTGCTCTGCCTGCTCCGTTGTAATCCTACCGTGTTCATCCATCGCTTTGGTGGCTTCATCTATTGTCATAGAACCATCTTCGAGAGCAGGCATCAAATCACGTGCCATACGTGTGCCAAATATCTCGGATGCACGGGCCGAACGTGTGGCAGGGTCTTCTATATCCATCAAGTTCTGGATGGTGTCCTTCATTACATCGTTTGTTTCTCTTATATTGCCTTCGCCATCTTTGATAGCTACGTTTAAATCTTCAAATGCTTCTGTATATTTGTCGTTACCGTCTGCGGCGCGCCCCATTCTCTGTGTGAGCCTACCAACACCGCGCTCAAGTGCCTGTGCTTCCACCCCGTTTTGCTCTGCCCAATATCTTAAATCCTGTAACCCTTCTACGGTTACGCCTAATTTAGATGATGTCTTGTCTAATTCGTCCCCATACTGCGTGGTCTTGGTTACAAGCCCGGCTATCGCAGCCGCTCCTCCTAATATAGCAGGGGTAAGGGTCTTAGTAAGTGTGCCCCCAAGCGCGGATACGCGTTTACCTGTATTTTGCATACGGGACTTGGCTGTATCCAATGACTTATTAAATTCTTTCGCCTGAGCCCCAAGAGTTACATATAACCTGCCAACTTCTGACACTTAATTCACCTGCCTTTTGTCTGTGCCGCCAAACGCTGCCACGATTCCTTCAGCTACTCTTACCATGTCCTGAGAATCTTTCTTACCTCGTGCTTTTTCTTTCGGCATGAAGTCTTTCGGTTGGTATTTCTTCTTGCTGTTCACGTTCGCAAGGGTCGCACAGATTAAAGCTGCTCGCCAATCATCCCGTCTCTGCTGCTCCTTGTAGCGGTCGACAAGCAACATAAACTTATTCAAAGATAAACGCCAGAACTGTTCCTCAGTTAGACGTAGGTTGTAGATCGCAAAACTCCACATCCAATCGAGGTTAAGCCCTGGCGTTGTTACTTTTTTTTATCCGGCTGAAAGGCATCCATTAGTTTTTCGATCTCGCCTTGTGCGTCAACTAATTCTTGCATTGACATGCTGTCCACATCGTCCATCTTGATCTCGCTTCCACCACGAGCCGCGCAGGCATAAATCAAGCCGGCAATGGCTTCTTCGTCCATGTTTTTCTCGTCTAAAGCTAAAAAAGACCGTCCAGTGGTCTTTTTAAATATCTTCATGGCTCCCAAATCCATCTTGGGGGTTACCTCTTTACCGTTTACTTTCATTTAATCTCCCCCTATGCGGTCGGTCTGGTAACGATTATCTCGTATATCTTGGCAATTTTTCCTTCTTCCTTCGCTTTAACCTTCACGTTAGTAAGTGATCCTTGATCTCCAAGTGCAATCTCGCCCGATTGGTTCCCGCTTGATACGGTCTGCCCATTGACGGTGATTTCATGATCTGCGGCAGTCGGGGTGAGTTTAATCCAAGTCGAATCAGCTTCTACTGTGGTGGTGTATTCGTAAACGTCATTCTCAAACGATGGCACAAAATCAAGCGCCTCTTCCATCGTTTCTTCGATGCCTTCTAATGCAGTCAGTCCACCGGAGACATCGTGGGACAACTCCGGTTTGCCGCTAATTTTGAGAGAGCCGGAAAATTCAATCTTGTCATCGTGTGGTGCAGAGGGTTCGTAGTTGTTGACAAAGCCATTCAGGTTTAAAGCGGTTTCCGGTGAGGTGGGGAATATAATACTTATGTCGTTATTCCCGCTTGCGTTGATTAGCTCCATCATCTTTTGAGCATTGGTTATATTGAAATTCCCGTCGATACTTACTTCTCCGGCATCTTTTAATCCTTTGACAAATTCCATCCACGCATCTGCTGAATTGTGGTCAGTTACGTCCAAGTCTTCAATGTCTATGCCGGGGCCACTTATGTCCGTTAAATTAGTCAGCTGTTCTTCATCTATCATTAGCTTGGTTCCGTGTGCAAAAGTTCCAGCCATTTAGCTCACTCCTTCGTAATATTCAACAAAAAATCTTAATGTTAAGCGATATAACTCACTTGTTTCGTTGTAATCAGGTCTTTCATCTGATTGCTGTGCGGGCCAGTCGTGCATCAAGTCTATAACATCTTGTGCAAGCTCCTTAACTTCAATTTTGCCTTTTGCGTAGCAGTCCACTTGCATGGTAGGACGCATCATGTCCTCATATCCTTCGTGGGAGTAATAACGGGAAGGAGTTATTAACTGCACTGTTACATAAGGAGGTTCTGTATCTTGGAGTGCCCGCATAAAAAAAACAGCCTCATCGAGACTGTCATCGAGGTATTGTCTTATGTCTTTTTCAATCATATCCCCCGTATCTCCCTTCCCATAATTTCCCCCATTAGCTTATTGATACGCCTTATGTTAGTAGTAAGAGCAGGTTCTAAATATGCTTGTGCGGGCATGTTTTCGGTTCCGTATTCCACGTATGGGGCATATTCTACGTTTGTCCCTACTCTTGCGCTGTCGTTGTCTACGCTGTGAGTTAAGCTACTTCTCAAGTTGCCCGTATCGACTGGCGTTCTTACCGTGGCTTCCCCTTCCACAAGTATAGCCGCAGACAAGAGGGCCTTTCTTTTACCCTGTTCTGCCGCTTGTTTAGCTTCCCTGCCTTTCCATTTCATCTTCGGCTTATTCTTCATATTCTTGTCGCTCCGTTGATGGGAGTTTATTACAATCTACCTGCAAAAATATATCCATGTTCATAACATTTTGCACAAAGTTGACATGGTATTCCTCATCATCTTTTTTGATTTTGTCGCCTGCTTTAACGTCAATAGGGTTACAATAAAATCTATGATCTGATATAGGCGTGTCCTTTTTGCTCTCGTTCCTCATTTCGCCGGATAAGGGTCTCATTATCCCTTCTACATCAAGGTGCTTTACCCACTCCTTATCAGGCTCGCCCCATTTGTTTTCCTTCTCCTGCCATCGCCACACTGCCCAACCGTCGCCAAAGTATCTCCCTACGTTCATCTGAAACTCACCCGCCTATACGGGCGCAAGTAAGAGCGGGCTACACTGTCCAATGCAGATGGTATATCACCCTGCACAGACACGGAGTAGTCGCCCAGGCTCTCGCTTTGGATGCCGGGAGTATAAGCAATGGCTTTTTCAGCAGCGTCTAAAAATAGATCCATAGCGTGGTCGGGAATTTCGTCGTTGTTAGCCCAGTCCTTAGCCCATGCTTCTAACTTCTCACGGTCAGTCATCTAATCACCCCTCAAGGGCTTCAAGTAATTCCTGTTTATTTTTTGTATATATCCCGGTTATGCCTTTTGCTTTGGCTTCTTCTCGGAGTTGCGCGATTGTCTTTTGACTGCTTGGTGTTTCGTCCAGTTCTTTTTCAACCTTCTGTCCTTCGGCGGGCCGGGTTTTACTCTGCCCATACTCACACCTCCGCTTATGCCTCTTCAATCTACGCTTATTGAATGTCCTGTATCCACAATCGCATTTATGCCTCATTTAATCACCTCGTTAAGCAAAAGAGGGGGCGTACAGCCCCCGTCTTTTAGCTCTCTTCGTAACTTACCTCTACTGCCACAACATAGCTTGACGCGTCACCGCTGTCAACGCCTGCTTCGATGATTACATCCCCGTCCTCGTCCTTAAATTTTGCACTTTCAAACGGGCCGAGCAGTGCGCTGTCTCCTTCAGCATCGAAGCCAAGCGATATTTCGTAGTCATTAGCGCTCCCAAGTCGCCTGTTCTGGAAATAGTCTCCTGCTTTTACTGTTACGTCTTCTAATTCATTCGTTCCGTCGCTACGCTGAACGTAGACAAAAAACATGGTGTCTTTTTCGGGAGAATATTTCAATTCGTCCCCATCGCTCAGATCA